CTTAACGAAGGTCTCAATGACACTGTTAAGGCGATTGCAGAAGAACTTGAAGTTAAGCCAAGTGTTCTCAAGAAGGCAATCAAGATTGCACACAAGCAGCGTCTTAACGAAGAAAACGAAGCAAACGAAGAACTTAACACGATTCTACAAACTGTGGGTAAAGCCTAATTAATGTCATACATTGACGCTATATTAGATAATAAATCTGATCGTATTCATGTGGTGGAACGAACCCCTGAGGGTAAGCGCCTCTACAAGGAATATCAAACAAACTATACATTTTACTATAGCGACCCTAAGGGCAAGTATCGTAGCATCTTCGGAGATCCTGTAAGTCGTTTCTCTACTCGCAAGAAGGCTGAGTTTGAGAAGGAGCGCAGGATTCATCGTGGCAAAGAACTATTTGAGAGCGATATTCCTGTAGTTTTCAGATGCTTAAGTGACAACTATTTGGGAGCAGAACCTCCTAAGCTTCACACAGCATTCTTCGATATTGAAGTTGACTTTGACCGAGAACGTGGATACAGCCCAACGGATGATCCATTCAATGCGGTCACTGCTATTTCAGTATATCTAGATTGGTTAGAACAACTGGTGACACTCGTTATGCCTCCCAGACATATGAGTGACGAAACTGCACAGGAACTAACAGCAGAGTTTGAAAACTGCTTGTTGTTCCGCAGTGAAATTGAAATGTTTGAAACATTCTTTGCATTGATTGAAGATGCAGACGTAATTACTGGTTGGAACTCTGAAGGCTACGATATTCCCTATTGTGTGAATCGTGTTACTCGTATTATGAGTAAGGACGATACACGCAAGTTCTGTCTGCTTGGACAGCTTCCAAAGCCTCGTACTTATGAACGCTTTGGTAAGGAAGAACAGACATATGACCTAATTGGTCGTATTCATATGGACTATCTACAGTTGTATAAGAAGTACAACTATGAATCACGCCACAGCTATTCACTTGACTCAATTGGTGAATATGAATTGGGTGAACGTAAGACTCCATATGAGGGTAGTCTTGATCAGTTGTACAACAAAGACTTCAAGAAGTTCGTAGAATATAACCGTCAAGATACTTTGCTTGTGTATAAGATTCACAACAAGCTTAAGTTCCTTGATCTTGCAAATGCTCTGGCACATGAAAACACAGTGTTGCTTCCGACAGTTATGGGTTCGGTGGCAATGATTGAAATGGCAATCTATAACGAAGCACATAGTCGTGATATGATTGTCCCCGACAAGAAGCGCAAAGATAGTTATGGTGATGAGCAGCAGGCAGCTGGTGCTTATGTTGCTGTTCCAAAGAAGGGCATTCACGAATGGGTCGGCGCGGTTGACATTAACTCACTGTATCCGTCTGCTATTCGGGCATTGAACATGGCCCCTGAAACTATCGTGGGTCAAGTTCGTCAATCATTGACTGAACAATATATGTATGACAAGGGCATTGCACTTGCTAAAGATAAGCGTAAGAAAAAGAACGGTGACGATGCTGATGCGGTTACTGGTGCTATTCTTTGGGAAAACTTGTTTGGTTCAATAGAATATACTGCTATTATGAACCAAGAGCGTGGCACTATGCTCACTATTGACTATGAAGATGGTCGTAGTGTTGAAATGAGTGCCGCAGAGATTTGGAAACTAATCTTTGACAGTCATCGCCCTTGGATGATTAGTGCTAATGGTACAATCTTTACGTATGAGAAAGAAGGTGTCATTCCAGGATTGCTCTCACGCTGGTATTCAGAGCGTAAGAGTATTCAGAAAGAAGCAAAGGCTGCATATGGCACAGACAAGTTTGAGTATTACGATAAGCGTCAGTTAGTTCGTAAGATTTTGCTTAACTCTGCGTATGGCGCACTTTTGAATGAGCATTGTCGTTTCTACGATAAAAGAATCGGGCAGTCAGTTACGTTGTCTGGTCGTCAAATCACTAAGCATATGATGAGCCAGATAAACGAAATCATCACGGAAAAGTATGAACACGACGGCGACGCTATTGTGTATGGTGATACTGACTCCTGTTACTTCTCGGCATATCACATTCTTAAAGAACAGATTGATGCTGGTCAAGTATCTTGGGATAAGGACTCGTGCATTGAACTTTACGACCAAATTGCTGAAATGACTAACGTTAGCTTCCCAGCGTTTATGGAGAAGGCATTTCATTGCCCTCGCAAGAACGGTGAAGTCATTAAAGCTGGTCGTGAACTTATCGGTGATAGAACGTTGTTCATCACTAAGAAGCGATATGCTATCAACATCTTTGACCTTGAGGGTAAGCGTCAGGACATAGATGGTAAGATGGGTAAGGTCAAGGCTATGGGTCTTGATCTTAAGAGAGCAGATACTCCTAAGTATGTTCAAGAGTTCCTAATGGAAGTTCTTATGATGGTACTAGGCGGTAGTCCTCGTGATGAAGTTATCACTAAGATTAGAGAATTCAAGATTTGGTTGGGTGAACAAGATAGTTGGACTAAGGGTTCTCCTAGGTCAGTTAACAAGCTCACATACTATGGTGAACTTGAGGCTCGTAGCAAGACAGGTAAGGCAAACATGCCGGGTCACGTTAGAGCAGCACTGAACTATAACTATCTACGTAAGATGAACAATGACCAATATAGTCAGAAGATTGTTGATGGTATGAAGGTTATTGTTTGCAGCTTGAAGGACAATCCGCTTGGCTTTACAAGTGTTGCTTATCCCACAGATGAACTAAGACTTCCACAATGGTTTACTGACTTGCCGTTTGACGCACTTGATATGGAACGTAAACTTGTTGATGAAAAGATTGACAACTTACTTGGAGTATTGAATTGGAAGATTCGTCAAGACACAAATACTAATAGCACAGTCGGTGACTTGTTTGATTTCGGATAACAACTACATTGACTTTCGCATTAACTTCCGCTATTATACACTATAGCATTGCCTAAATATCTAAAAGGAAAACACATGAAAGATTATTTACTTGATTTGATTCAGCACACTTATGGACTTGGTGTCGTTGAACTTGTTAAAATTGAAGGTTCAGACACAGAAACTAAGGTTGCTGCGTATGCCGAAGACAAGTCAGTTATCGTAACTGGTACGTTTAAGACTCCTATTGACGGCTTTCAGGGCACGTTCGGTATGCCCAACTTGAGCAAGCTTAAGACTATTCTTGGCTTTGATGACTATGATGATAAGGCTATCATCAACGTTGCTCGTGATACGAGAGACGGTGAGAGCGTCCCTACAGCAATTCATTTTGAGACTTCAACTGGTGACTTCGTTAACGACTATCGTTTGATGAGCAAGGTTGTTGTTGAAGATAAGGTAAAGTCTGTGACGTTCAAGGGCGCTGCTTGGGACGTTGAGTTTGAGCCTACTGTTGCCGGCGTTATGCGTCTTAAGAAGCAGGCTTCTGCTAACAACGAAGAACTTAACTTCAAGACTAAGACTGACAACGGCGACTTGAAGATTTACTTCGGTGACCCTTCAACTCACTCAGGCAACTTCGTGTTTCAGCCTGACGTAGCTGGCAACTTGACTAAGGCTTGGAACTGGCCTGTTAAGGTATTCCTTGCAATCATGGATCTTCCTGGTGACAAGGTTGTTCGTTTCAGTGATGCAGGCGCTGCTGAAATCACAGTTGACAGCGGTATCGCTAACTATCGTTATTTGTTGCCCGCACAGGCTAAGTAATGATTAAGACGGTCAACGGACAGGGTAGATATATTATGGTCAATGGGGGTTACCCGGCGACCACATATATCAATACTAGTTCAGGATACATGAATGTCGGAGATGTTAGATACAACACTCAAATGCAGCGACTTGAAGTATATGATGGTCAAATGTGGTTAGAAATCAATACAAGTCATGCAAGTGTTGGTCTAACTCCTGATGCTGAAATGGCACTTGATTGGGCTATCAAGAAGAAGAATGAAGAATTGATTCTTGAAGCAAAGGCTAAAGATAGCCCAGCAATTGCTGATTTGCTTGACCAACGTAAGAAGATTGATGAGCAAATCAAAGTTATTGAAATCTTAACGAAAGATAATAAAGTTGGAACAAATTAACCTTTCAAACAGTCACGATCCCGAATGGGCATTGTTTCTGCCCGCAATCTCGTCTTTCTTCATTGCTGGCTTAGGCAAGCAACGTGAAGGTGAACAATATTTTGACCCGGCGAGAATCCCTGCGGCATTCAACGGAGACGTTGAGTGTTTGAATTTCTTCAACAGCAAGCAAGGCTTATACACGTATAAGTGGGGCTTGTATTCTGCTGGTCACGCAAATCTTGATATTACTAAGGATGACAATAATGAATCTATCATTCGCAAGAGGGAAGAAGGCACTTTTCTTCTAGGAGACTCAGGTGGATTCCAGATTCTTAAATGTCAGTGGCCAGCAGATTGGAAGGACCCTAACTGTCCTCGTGCAATGAAGAAGCGTCAACAAGTTCTTACTTGGATGGACGAATACATGGACTATGGAATGTGTCTTGATATTCCGTCACAGTCTCTTACGACTTATCACGTTAAGGACAAGAAGACCGGTACATCTGCACATGGTATCAGCACGATTGAAGAAGCAATCACTGCTACGCACATTAACAATGAATATTTCATTGCTAATCGTGATGGTCGTTGTAAGTTTCTAAACGTGCTACAGGGTCGTAATCATGGTCAATCAGACGCATGGTACGAAGAAATGAAGAAGTATTGCGACACTAATATCTATGGTGATCGTGCATTCAACGGCTGGGCATTCGGTGGTCAAAACAAGATTGACATTCACTTGATGCTTAAGCGTCTTGTTCACATTATTCATGATGGCTTCCTTGAAGAAGGTAAGCAGGATTTGATTCACTGTCTCGGCACTTCTATCATGGAGTATGCAGTATTGTTTACTGACATTCAGAAAGCAATACGCAAGCATCATAATCCGAAGTTACAAATCACGTTTGACTGTGCTAGTCCGTTCTTTGCAGCAGCAAAAGGTCTTGCTTATAATAACAATACGTTTGAGCATGATACTAAATGGACTTATGCAATGGATAAGACTGCTGAAAACAAGAAGTATGCTACTGATACTCGCAAGTTCAGTGATGGTGTGTTGGCTGACAAGATTCATAAAGTCTTTACAGATAGTCCCGTGACTGATAAACTTTTGATGAAAGATATTTGCTATCGTGGTCAAGGCTTCTTGGGTCAGCATGGTAAGGAAACAAAGACTTCATGGGACACACTTTCATATACATTGATTCAGGCACACAATGTCTATCAGCATATGATTGCAGTTCAAGAAGCAAATCGTCGCTACGAGCAGGGTATCAAGCCTAAGATGGTTATGGATCCTCTTGGCAATCTTAATTTCTCTGAAATCGTTGATGAGATTTTCTCGCTCAAGGATCGTGAAAAGAGCCTTGCTATGATTGATCAGTATGACAAGTTTTGGCAGCAGTTCAAAGCTGGTCAAGGATTCAGCGGTAAAAAGACTATCAATGCTCACACAATGTTTGATCAGTTGTTTGCGGTTGAAGATACCGACCCTGAAATTGATGAAGAAATGGAAGACACTGATGACTTAATGGCAGAAGTTCTTGACCAAAACAATTGATAAATTTAACACAGGTGATATAACAAGAATATGAATAACGTAGAACAAGCCCTTGCAGAAAAGTTTGATCGTATTAGTAATCATGCTAAACGTATGATTTGGGTTACTTTTCAAAGAGAAGGCATTCACAAATATCCCGGTGCAGACACCGATCCGAACTTGGCAACTGGCGACGAATATGACGTTAGTTTTCTAGGCTACCCGCATCGTCACATCTTTCACTTTAAGGTGGCGATTCAGGTATTTCACAACGACCGTGACATTGAGTTCATTCAGTTCAAGCGTTGGCTAGAGAATAGCTTTCGTGACGGAGTGATGCAACTTGACCATAAGTCTTGTGAAATGATTAGTGATGAGTTATATATGTATATAGCGAATCGCTACCCCGGTCGTGACATTGAAATCACTGTATCAGAAGACGGTGAGAACGGTGCCACTATCTATTACAACACAACTAAACCCTATCAATCACTAACCATTTAAGGAAAATAAAATGGCTATTATTAAGACTAATATCAAGCAAGTTTTTGAAGACCTAGACAGTTATCGTAACTTTTGCAGAGAGTTCGGTTATCGCTTTAATGAAGCTGACCTCTATAATACTCGTAGCGGAAACTACAAGCAGTTTCAGCGATTTCTAGCAGGGCAGCGCCCTCGTAATCAGTGGGAAATTGATTACGCAAAGTACAAGGAACGTCAGGCTAAGGGCTTTCGTGGATAAGGTTGTTGTAATAACTGGTGGGTTTGATCCTATTCATCGCGGTCATATTGATTATATCAAGGCTGCTAAAGAACTAGGAAACATTCTCATTGTCGGGGTAAACAGTGATGAATGGCTGGTCCGTAAAAAGGGCCGGTCATTCATGCCATTTGAGGATCGGGTCGCAATCATCGGTGCTCTACAGCAAGTAGATTATGCTATTCCCTTTAATGACCGGGATGGTACAGCTAAAGATGCAATTGCATGGGCCCGCAAAGTGTTCCCCGATCATACTATCGTGTTTGCTAATGGTGGAGACAGGACTCAGGACAATATTCCTGAACTAGACTTCGCAGATGATAATATTGAATTTGCGTTTGGTGTAGGAGGAGACAAGACTAATTCAAGTAGTCATTTGCTACAAGAATGGAAGGCTCCTAAGACAGAGCGGCAATGGGGATATTACCGAGTGCTTCACGAGAACGGATTAGAGGTCAAAGTTAAAGAACTTACTGTTGAACCAAGAAAATCGTTAAGTATGCAACGGCATAATGATCGTTTGGAACTATGGTTTGTTGCACAAGGCACTGCAACAGTGTATACTATCAATAGTAGTTCAGACGAAGAACTAAGCGGAGTGTATAAGAAGTTTCACAATATACACATTGCTGCTAATCAGTGGCACCGTTTAGCTAACGAAACAGACAAGCCATTGAAGATTATCGAAATCCAATATGGTACAAATTGCAGTGAAGAAGATATAGAGAGAAAATAATGCGTAAACTATTTTATATGGGACTTGAAGCGTATAACGCTCGTTACACACTACAGCTTACAGAATGGAACCGTCGTGTATTTGAACGCAGGGGATATGATGTTGTTTATGTCCCGGGCTTGACACTTGATAACAGTCAGAAGATCGTGACTGGTCAGGTTCTTGATGCACATGGTCGCTCATACTTTGGTATGAGTCAGATGATGAATCTTGTTCGCTTGATGCAGCAGGGTGAAGTCACAAGCGAAGACGTAATCTACTTTGAAGATATGTTCCAGCCGGGTATTGAATCATTGCCTTATATCATTGACCAGTGTTCCGAAGAGAACATGCCTCGTATCTTTGTTCGTTGTCTTGCACAGTCTATTGACCCTGATGACTTTGTTCATGTCTGGGGCATGGATCGTTGGATGAGAGCATATGAACAGATGGTATGTTCAAGTGTTGATGGTGTTCTTGCAACTAACGAAGAAATGGTTGCACATATGAAGGTTGCTGGTTGGGACGTTCCTATCTACAATATCTCAGGTCTTGCGTTTGGTAAGGATGAAGTTATTGAGCGTGTTGGTGGCAAGATTAAGCCCTTCAATGATCGTCGTTTGCGTGTTGTATTCTCTGCACGTTGGGACCAAGAGAAGCAGCCTGACTTCTATATGGACTTGATTGAAGCTTGGCGTGAACGATTCCCGGGCAAGGATGTTGAGTTCGTTGTTTGCAGTGGCGGAGAGTTGAAGTCTAACAACGATAGCTACATGGCTCGTACTCGTCAAATGGTTGAAGATGGTAAGCTAATCATCTATGACAATCTTGACAAGAACAAGTATTATGAAATCGTCAACGATAGCCGTGTTGTGTTCAATTGTGCATTGCAGGATTGGGTGAGCAATACTGTTTCAGAAGCAGATGCACTTGGATGCAATGTCTTGTATCCTGCGTATCGTAGCTTCCCTGAGACTTTCGCAAACGACCATGAGCGTATGTATATTCCTTGGTCTATTGATGATGCTATTGCTAAGCTTGATATCTTGCTCAAGAAGGCACATCCGAACATGGGCAAGATCAGTGACTACACTGATGGTACTATTGATCGTATCTGTGACATTCTTGAAGGCAAGGGCAGCAAGTATCTTCGCATTAGCAGCGACTATCGCAAGCATACTCGTGAGGCAAAGTACTAATGAAGATTGAAGATGGCATCAAGTTAGACTTTAGTGACGTACTGTTTCGTCCTAAGCGTAGTACCTTGTCAAGCCGCAGAGAAGTTTCGCTGACCAGAACCTATAAGTTCAAGCATAGTCAGCAAGAATACACTGGCGTGCCAATCATGGCTGCTAATATGGATGGTGTTGGTACACTTGCGATGGCAGAAGCATTAAGCAAGTATGACTTGTTTACTTGCCTCGGTAAGAACTATGACAGCGGTGGTTTAGAATGGTATGATGGCACAGTAGATTGGAATAACGTAGCTATCAGCACGGGTACGAGTGATAAGGACTTTACTAAACTGGTAAATATGATTGAACACTATCCGTTTAAGTATATCTGTATTGATGTTGCTAATGGATATAGTGAACACTTCGGTGCTTTTGTAGCTAAGGTTCGTGAGAAGTATCCAACTCACACAATTATTGCGGGCAATGTAGTTACCGCAGATATGACGCAGGAGCTAATTTTAAATGGAGCAGACATTGTTAAGGTGGGCATCGGTCCTGGGAGCGTTTGCACAACTCGTATTCAAACTGGCGTTGGCTATCCTCAGCTTAGTGCTATTATGGAGTGCAGTGATGCTGCTCATGGTCTTGGGGGCCATATCATCGCAGACGGAGGATGTACCTGCCCAGGAGATGTGGCTAAGGCATTCGGAGCCGGTGCAGATTTCGTAATGCTCGGCGGAATGCTTGCCGGACATGATGAGGGCGGCGGCGAAGTTAAAGACGGTACGGTGACTTTTTATGGTATGAGTAGTGACACTGCAATGAACAAACATCATGGTGGCGTTGCTGACTATCGTAGCAGTGAAGGTCGTACTGTCAAGGTACCATATCGTGGACCAGTTGAGAATACTGTTAAGGACATTCTCGGTGGTATTCGCAGCACTTGCACTTATATTGGTGCAAGTGAACTAAAGCATTTGAGCAAATGCACAACGTTTGTTCGGGTAAATAATCAATTTAATAACGTATTCTCAGGTGCTAAATAATAACGTAACACAACGGTTACAAACAACATTAACATATCCGTGTAAGGAAGGAAACAAATATGTCTTATAACAAAACTAAAACCGATCCAGAGTTGGGTCAAAAGATTCACGAACACCTCGTCAAGATGGGTGTTGAAACTCCAACAGTAGAAAATGATCTTGACCGTAAGGACAAGATTGAAATCATTGAAAAGCACTTCACTGAAATTATGAAGACGTTGGGTCTTGATATTCGTGATGATAGCCTCGTTGAAACTCCAAAGCGTGTTGCTAAGATGTACGTCAACGAAATCTTTTGGGGTCTTGACTATGATGCATTCCCAAAATGTACAACTGTTGACAACAAGATGGCTTATGACGAAATGGTCGTAGAGCGTAACGTTATCGTTATGTCAAATTGCGAACATCACTTTGTCACGATTGACGGTCTTGCAACTGTTGCTTATGTTCCCAGCAAGAAGGTTCTTGGTCTCTCTAAGATTAATCGTATCGTTGAATACTTTGCAAAGCGTCCGCAGATTCAGGAACGTCTTACTGAACAAGTATTCCACGCTCTTTGCTACATCCTTGAAACTGACAACGTTGCAGTTATGATTGATGCACAGCACTATTGCGTTAAGAGTCGCGGTGTTGAAGACACTGGTTCTTCAACTGTAACTTGTAAGCTGGGTGGTGGATTCAAGACTGATGCGGCTGCAAGAGCAGAGTTTCTTAGCATTGCAAGAATGGGCAAGTAATGGGATTCAAATTACCTGATACGGACGGCGCCATAGGCATTTTAGCTAAAGCACTAAATGAAGTTAACAGCCCGTATAATGATGGCATTACTGCATTTGAAATCAAGAAAGACTTGTATAAGATAAAGTTCTTTTTAGATGAGCAGCTAAGCAAGGCTTCAAAGTTTCACGGCGAGGAAGAATTCCTTAAGGAATGCGAACAGAAAAGAATGTGGGATATACTTAACCAATGATATTCAACAAGATCAAAGACCTAAAAGAAGAAGGCAAGAGTATTGGAATCACATTCAGTACTTTTGATATGCTTCATGCGGGTCACATTGCAATGCTTTCAGAAGCTAAGAATCACTGTGACTATTTGATTTGCGGGTTACAAACTGACCCGACAATTGACAGATCAGATACTAAGAACAAGCCAGTTCAAAGCATCGTGGAGAGACAGATTCAACTTAGTGCTTGTCGCTTTGTTGATGAAGTAGTTATTTACCAAACAGAACAAGATTTGGTAGATTTGCTCTTGACATTGCCCCTAGATTGTCGTATACTGGGTGTAGAGTATGAAGACAGAGACTTCACTGGTCGCAAAGAATGCATAGACCGAGGTATTGAAATCATATTTAATGGTAGAGACCACAGCTTTAGTAGCAGTAATCTACGAAAGCGTGTAGCAGAAGCAGAAAGAAACAAAGATGGAACCCAAGGATCCTAACAAGAAGTTTGAAGATATTTTGAAGAATATCAACTTTTCGTTCACCGTACCTGTTGGCGTATACAAGTTTAATCTACCTGTTGAAACAGTAGAAGAAACCATTGCTCGTTTGGATGAAGTTGATGAAACAGTTGATGCAATGACTTCTTATCCTCAGGCAAAGAAAATGCTTGACAACTTATTCAAGAAGGAGATTTAATATGGAAAAATATTTTAAGTTTGAAGGAAGTGCGACTCGCAGTGAATATTGGGCAGTTACCCTTATCGGCGGTTTTTGTGCATTCATACTTGCATTCTTTAGTGCAATCATCGCCTTTGGCGAATTAGGCGCACTTGCAACTATAATCGGTGGTATATTTCTTGCTGCAACTATTATTGGAGCGTTTTGGCTTTCTATCGCTACTACAATGCGTAGGTGTCGTAATGCCGGTCTTAATACCTGGTGGACTCTTGCTATTATCATCCCATATGTTGGGTGGATTGTTACTATCGTGCTTGGTTGTTTGAAGACAGATGAGGGAACAAAGTAAATTAGATTTGCACGGTGTAAGGCATCAAGATGTAGATGCCTTAGTGGAGAACTTTGTTCTGATGAATCAGGACAGTTTTCCACTCACCGTCATTTGTGGTAACAGTGTAAAAATGGTGCAACTAACTGAACAGGTACTAAATAGGATTGGGTGTGAATACACCATGTATCGGTTCGGTGTATTAACGATTGGAAAGTTTAAGTAATGTTATATCTCGC